CCAATCAGAAGCTTTAGGTTGATAAATGATAATTTCAATAATAAATTAGATTAGAGTAAAAAATATTAATGCTATATTATGCTGAATAATAGCCTATATAGAGCCTTGTCTCTTTGCTATTACATTAACTTAATATACTTTTACACCTTGAAAACCAAATAAATACAACTACATATGGCTGAAAATCTAGATATGCCCCAAATGGGTAACTTTAGTATTCAAGATACTATGGACATGGGTATGGGTAACCAAGAGTTATTAAATGACTTAATGAGCCCTGACAGTGCAACTTCTAATCCTGATGATATTCAGGATATCAAAGATGATCCTGCTCCCACTCCAACTAAGAAAACTACTTCTAAACAACCAGCTGCTTCAGAACCTGCTTCAGATGAAGATAAGAAAGATGAACCTGTTAAAGGGATTCAAGACTTCTTATATGGAGAAGATGATGAAGAAGATGATGATGATGAACCAGCACCAGCACCAGCTAAGAAAGCTGCTGCAGAAAGTACTGATAATCAAGAAGATAGTGATGAAGAAGGTGAAGAAGAAGGTGCAAACCAATTCACTGCTTTGTCAAGAGACCTTTTTAAACTAGGTGTTTTCTCTAAAGAAGATGATGATGAAGAAGATGCACTAATAGAAACCCCAGAAGCTTTCTTGGAGAAGTTCCAAGCAGAGAAGAAGAAAGGAGCTATTGAGATTGTAAACAACTTCATTGGTCAATTTGGAGAAGATTATCAACAAGCATTTGATGCCATATTTGTAAAAGGAGTAGATCCTAAAGACTACTTTGGCACATACAATCAGATTCAGTCATTTGCTGAGATGGATCTAAGCCAAGAGAATAATCAAGTGTCTATTATTAGACAAGCTCTTACAGATCAAGGCTTTGAGAAAGAAGATGTAGATACTGAAGTTGAAAGACTTAAAAACTATGGTGACCTTGAGAACGTTGCTACCAAGCATCACAAAGTTTTAGTAAAGAAGGAAGCTGCAAAGCTTCAACAAATGGAGCAACAAAAAGAAGCTCAATTACAACAGCAACAGGCTATCAAACAGCAATACTATCAGAATGTAAACAATGTTTTACAGGAGAAGATCAAAGCTAAAGAATTTGATGGCATACCAATTAATCCAAAACTAGCTGGTGAACTACAAGATTTCCTAGTAACAGACAAGTACAAAACAAATTCAGGTGAGACTCTCACTGATTTTGATCGTACAATTCTGGAGCTGAAGCGTCCTGAGAATCATGCAACAAAAGTAAAACTTGCGTTAATCATGAAGATAATGGAGAAAGATCCTACATTATCTACTATTCAAAAGACAGGTATTACCAAAAAGTCAAATGAATTATTTGGTGAGGTTGCCAGACAAGCCCAGAAGAGTTCAGTGAAATCTAAGCCATCAACTAAACCCACTTCTTGGTTTCAATAACAATTTTATATAACAAAAATTAAAAAGAATAACAAATGGCAATTCAAACAATCCCAGGTTTAACTGGTTTTACCTATGCTAGAGTAGCTTCTATGGACAAGCGTGCAGTAGGTAAATTGACTGATGCGAACCACTTGGAAAGCTTTCACTCAACTGAGCCTGCTGATTATGATAAGAAAATTATCAGCTTATACACTCAGAGTTCTCTTTACAGTAATGATTTCTTGGATATGATTAACAAGAGCACTCCTTACTATATTGACAACAACAGTGATGCTTGGAAGTGGCAAGTACAAGTACCTTACAAGTTCCCAAAAATCATTGATGTTCCAACTTCTACACAGGAATTAAGCAAGCCTGGTATTGATGGACAAGAGTTTCAATTAATCATTGACACTAATGAATTCTCTAAGAACGCTATCGTATCTGTAGGTACTCGTCAATATGGTCCACGTTTCTATGTTGTAAAAGATCCAGTTCCTTGGAACGTTGGTTTCTTATACACTTTCACTCTAGTAAGTGACAACCCAACTGTAGATTTCGTAAGCTCTACTTTCTTAAGTACAGGTATCGAACTTGAATTGGTTGATGCTGCTATTGGTGAATTTGACCAAGACTTATTAGGCCTTCCTCGTTTAGGTGAGCAAATCACAATGTTTGAATCTTTAGGTTCTGCATATGGTTATGAGCACAAAATCACAGAATGGGCTGATGACAAAATGATGAGAGATACTAAAGGTAATCCATTGGATATCTTAGTATATGCTCCACAAAGACGTAACCAATTACCTTTAACTCGTAATGATGTTAAATGGGAACCATTTATTGAGTTCTGGATGCGTAAGTCTATGTTAGAACTAAAAGTTAAGCGCATGATCTGGGCTCGTCCTGGTACTGTGAAGACTAATGGCTCTAAGCAAGAATTAAAGCGTACTTCTGCTGGTGTATATCACAGAATGCGTAACAATGGTAACTTAGTACAATACAATCGTGGTGAGTTCACTGCAAACTTGATTCGTGCTGTATTTGGTGACTTATTCTACAGACGTGTGGATGTTAAAGACAGACGTGTTAAAATGTACACTAATGAAGCTGGCTTTGACGTATTCCAACAAGCTCTTAAGAATGATGCTTTAAATTCAGGTCTTACTTTCATGGCTGATTCTGGTAATCGTTATTTACAAGGAGAAGGTCAACACATCACTTACAACTTTGCATTCGATGCAATGGTTACACGTGAAACAGGTCGTGTTGAACTAATTCACTTAAAAGAATTAGACCTTCCTCAAACAAACTTAGAATTTGGACAAAACAAGAAATCAACTCCAGTATTCATGGTGTTCGATGTATCTCCAATGTCTGATGGTTCTATGATCAATAACATTCGTGAAGTACGTATGAAGGGTGCTCCTTCAATGACTTGGGGTTATATCGATGGTACTCGTCACCACTTAGGTTTTGCTAAGTCTCAAGGTATGAGTTCTGCGAACAAATTCCCTGGTTATGAATTATGGATGAAAGATCGTTGTGATGTGTTCATCGAAGATTTATCACGTACTGTGTTAATCGAAGAAATACCACAATTCTAATCTTAGGGTTAGGATTACTATACAGAGAAGAATTCCCCCCCACTCCTCCCAGTGGGGGAGTCTTCTCACACAGATGGATGGATTAACTACGTTGTTAATTGCATTCCCTTCGATGGGACCCATCTGCAAATAAACCAAATAAAAACAACTACATATGGGTAAGATAGGAAAAATCTCTACTATTAAGAAAGAGTACAATAACTCTCAATTGCAGACAATGCAAGGTGGACTTGCACAGAAAGGGTACACTAGGATTCCTGGTACAGGAGTCTTTAAATATCCTTACAAAGAGTTAGATGGTCAGTACAGAACTGGATTAGATCCTAAAGCTGCTTACATCAGAAGGATCTCAGATCCTCTAGAAAGAGAGATGGAGATTGAAAGAGTAACAGAATTAAAACAAAAGCTTGAAGATGCTTTGAACGTTGATTTAAATCCACGTGCTCAGTTTTGGAACTATGGCTTATCAACCTCTGTTGATGATGCTATGCACGTTCAACCAGTTAAGTTATCAGATGGTGACAACTACTTTGACTTAGGTGTACCAATGCAAGAGTTAGCTTTTGCCTGGTTAAGAGTACATCCAACAATTGCTTCTAGCTATCAAGCTTGGGAGCGTGGTGAATATCCAGCAGATATTCAATACTATGTTGCTGATGATGAGATTGAAAATAAGGTGATCTTCAAGAAGAAACAACTTATTAATAAAGCAATCATCAAGTTTGATGATATGACTCCTGACAAGAAGAAGAAAGTGGCTCGTCTACTTGGTCTTCCAGTATCAGATGATTCTAAAGAAGAAGCTGTATACAATCAGGTTGATAACCTATTAAAACAAACAGAATTCAAGAATGGCAAATATCAAGGGTTAAATCCAATTGAGGTGTTTAACAGATTTGCAGACATGAAGGAAAACTTACTCCATATTAAAGACTTGGTTAAACAAGCAGTGGCTCACTCAGTTTACAGACTAAAACCTAATGGTAAAGTTTATGAAGGTGAGTTTGAAATAGCTAAGGATGAAGATGAATTAGTTAAGTTCTTAGCAGATGATGATAATCAAGATCAGTTGTTAATTTTAGAAGGTAAATTAAAAGGTAAAAAAATAGCTTCAATATGATCCCTGTAGATAGTTTATTATACAAAATTGATCAGAAACTAAATAAACTATCAACGAATGAACATCAGCAAATCAATCTAGAAGATAAAATTCTAGCATTGAATGAGGCTCAGATAAAACTTATAAAACAAAAGGTTGATGGTTTTAGTACTGTATCAGGACAAGGTCTAGATTCGTTTAAAAAACGCTATGAAGACCTACAAAATCTGGTGATGGTATATAACCATCAACCTCTTAACTTAACTCTTAAGAACGCTGAATTAAATCAGTGGTCTGCAGATGTTGACCTACTCATCCCAAAGTACATGTTCTATATAGATAGTTATGCATTGGCTGACAAAGGTGTATGTACAGATAGAAAGATATGGATTAATAGAGACTTAGCTAGTCATGGTGATTTGCAATTTTGTTTAACCAACACTCACTACAGACCATCATTTGAATATCAAGAAACGTTCAACTCTTTATCTTCTGATGAGATCTCTATATTTACAGATGGTACATTTACACCAACGCAAATATACATCTCATACATGCGTTACCCACAATACATAGATAAAGTAGGTTACGTTAGATTTGATGGAACAAACTCAATAAACTCTGACTGTGAACTAGAAGCTTATCTTGAAGATGAGTTATTAGATCTTACAGTGCAGAACCTAGCAATGTACACAGAGAATCAATCTGCTGTTCAAAGCTCCATATACAGAATACAAACAAACGAGTAATTTTTTTCTTTACAATTTAAAATAAAACAAAATGGCTGATTTTTCATTAACCACGCTCTTTGTGGTGCCAGTAGGAAATACTCTACCTAGCTCTGGTTCTACACAAAATTTAACAGCTGGTCAAGTTGGTTTCTTTAGAAGTGATTACACTGTTGCCACAGCAGGCAACATTGCTGCATCACCTTATTTCTATGTAGCTCAAGGTAGAGTGAATACTTATTTACAAGGCTCTAAGCGTTCAGACAAAATTGCTGGATCTTTAAGCTCTGGAGGTAATGCTAAATCAAATGTAACAGAATGGTACAAAGCGACAGGTTGCCCTACATCAGCTAACCAAGTAACTGAAGTTGGTGGTTGGACTGTTAAATGTGGTGACGTTGTAACTTTAACCTTACGTGGTCATTCTTCTTACGTTGATACATTATACTTCAATGGCTTTACTCGTTCAGTAACTGTACAAGCTCCTTGTTGTGATTGTGGTGGCGACCCTTGCACAGACGTTGATGTGCCTGCTTTAATTGATCAATTTATTATTAAGTTGACTCAACAAGCTCCTGGTGATAACCCAGACAACATTAGCTTTAACACTTTCTATCAATTCCAAAGAGTTGGTAATGATGCTAATGCTAAATTAGTTATCTCTGGTAAACCATTAACTAAGTATGGTCAACCATGTGACGTTGCTGCATTCCCTTGGGAGTATGACAGATTTTACTTCCGCACATTCGTGTATTCTGGTCCTGCAACCACTGCTGACTTCATTGTTGCTGACAGATGTAACTTTGTTGCTGAGCCTGTAATTGTACAACGTTCTAGCTATCCTTCTGGAACTTCTGCAGAAATTCAACAATTAGAAAAGAATTTCTACAGCTACCAAGCAGGTTACCTTAAGCATTTGTACAGAATGGTTGGTTACAACGAGAACTTTGAGTCTTGGGTAACTGATGGTACTACTTATGACACTTATTACATTAAGTTCAATGAGTATGACAAATCAGCTTATCAATGGGGTGATTACATCATGGAAGATAGCACTGTAATCCTTGCTATTCCTAATGGTGCAACTGCTGCAATCGAAGCAATCCTAGTAGCTGCCTTAGGACCTGTAGTTGATGATAATGCTTGTGTAACAACAACATCTACCACTACAACTGTATGGCCTAGTACTTCAACAACAACTACTTTGATTCCTTAAGAATAAAAGTAGAATCATATTAACCTATGCCAGAGGGTGAGAGGATATTCTCAAATCCTCTGGCATTTTTATTTTAAATAACATGGTCTTAGATATATTGGTAATACCAACTTACAATACCCTAACATTGGGTATTGCTGATGCTTCAACATATGACACAGATCCTCCTGTTGTGAGCTCCCCTACAATAGAAATAACAGTACCCAATTTTGGAGTGGTATCTTTACCATTTGTTCCAAATGACTTTAATATATTCAATTCTGCATCTTTAGGACTAAGTCTTGTGGGTGAACCCTTAATTCCTCTACCAGATGGTATCTACTATCTAAAGTATACAGTGGCACCTGCTCTTACATATAATGTAGAAAAGAATATCATGCGTACTGAGCTTATACAAGAGAAGTTTGATAATGCGTTTATGAAGCTTGATATGATGGAATGTGATCTTGCTATCAAGACACAATCAAAAGTGGCATTGACTAGTATCTATTATATGATATCAGGCTCAATAGCTGCTGCAAACAACTGTGCTGTAGATACTGCTAATAAACTTTATATACAGGCAAACACTATGTTAAACAATTTTATAAGGAGCAACTGTGGTTGTTCTGGCAATAATTACATCGTTAACTTTTATTAATATGGCAAACTGTAGAAACTGTGGAGCTAAATTTGGCTGTGGATGCCAATTGATTAATGGCTTATGTTCAGCATGTCACGCTGCTGCTCAACAAGCTACAAAATTTATTAAATATGTTGCAGCCAAGATTAACTAACTGTATAGAATGTGCAAGCATCCCTGTGTTGCTTCAAGATATTGACTGTAAGCTAACTGAGTTAGCCAAGATTCAATATAACAATATCATATTCTCTATGAACTATAGCCTTGCGTGTAGTCCAATTGGTGAGTTATTGAATTACAAAAGAATACTTACATATAAGTATTGTAATCCAGACTATGCCAGTCACTACTCTGTACAGAGAATAGCTAGTAGAGTTAAAGTTTTAATTCATAAATAAATTATAAAAATGTCTTGTTCAACTTGTCCTCCTGAAGCCTGCTTTAATGGATGTGTAGATATCACAGCAGATGCTTGTGTAAGGTACACAGGCAATGACTCTGAAGAGTTAGATATTTCAACAGGAGACTCATTACTCACTGTAGAAAATATATTGATTGAAAAAGTTGTATCTTTTTTAGATGGAACAGGTATAGATATCACCATAAATCCTTCGTATTATTGTACACTTGTTAGCCAATATTTACCAGTAGGAACACCTAATTTAGTTGAGGTGTTGTCTGCTTTGGTAAGAGCTGCTTGTAATTTACAAGTACAAGTTGATGCTGTAGAAGCTGAACTTGCTATATTGAATGCTGATTATGATGTAGACTGTCTAAGTGGTGTAACAGACTCTAGTGATACACATGCTGTATTACAAGCTGTTATAACAAAGCTTTGTGTGGTGGAAGCTGACTTAGCTGCTCTTACTTTAGACGTAGATACAAACTATGTTAAACTTGCAGACTTGGATGCTTTGATTGCAGCTTATTTAGCTAGTCAATCAGGTGCTCCTACACAACAGTCTTCAAAGATGGTTCCTTTTGTAGCATATGAATACTATGGTTCATTGTCTAACTTTGATGGAACAGGTGCTGGTATTCTAGCAAATGGTTTCAATAAGGTGTATCTATGCAATGGTTTAAATGGCACTCCTGATAAAAGAGGACGTGTCACTGTAGGTGCTATTGCTGGTGTACCTCCTGTAGGTATTGGTCTTGCTCCTGCTGTTAATCCTGCCAATCCTGGCAATCCAAACTATGCGTTAACTGGCACAACAGGAGCAAACACAGTAACGCTTACTCCTACACAATTACCAGCTCACACACATACTGCTTTAGGCACTACAGTTGTAACATTAAATGATCCTGGTCACACGCACGCAATTGGACAAAGTGGTGTTACAGGAGGTGGTGGTACAATTGCTGTTGGAAACACAAGCCCTAAAGATATACAAGCTATAAGTAATACAACAGGTATTACAGTGACTTCAAACACTGCTAATAACGTAGCTATAACAGTTGATCCTACAGGTGATAACGTAGCTCACTCAAACATTCAACCTGTAATTGCTGCATATTATATAATGTACATCCCTTAATAGAAATAAAATGGTCAATATTTATAATCCATGTTATACCCCAGAAGGACAAACTGCAGGTCCTGGATATTGCATTGGCACAAACAATGTAAAGTATACAGGTCCTAATCTTCCTAATACAGGAGTTGATACAGGTGACAATTTAACTACAGCTTTGCAGAAAATAGATATTGCACTCGATCCTATAGAGCTAGTACAAACCCTCATTAGTGCAATTAACCAAAACCCATCTTTACAGGTGATGTTCTGTACATTGGTAAATTCTTGTGCTGTTACTCCTACAACTACTTCAACAACAACAGTAACACCAACTACCACTACAACAACTACAACATTAACTCCAACAACTACAACAACATCTACATCTAGTTCTACTTCAACAACAACTAGTACATCTACTAGTACGTCAACTAGTACTTCAACATCAACAACAACTACTACAACTACAACTACTGCTACACCAACAACTACTACAACTACAACTACTGCTACACCAACAACTACTACAACTACAACTACTTGTTATGATTGTTATGAATATACAATTATTCCTATATCAGCACCAGTAAGTTTTCAATATACGGAATGTGGAGGAGGCATCTCAACATCTACTATAACAGAGCCATCTGGTATTGGATGCGATGGTGCAAGACAAGGAAGTGTTATAATAACATCAGGTACAGCAAATGTCGTACAAGGTAATTATTGTAATGGAACATGCCCACCACCACCTACAACTACAACAACAACTACAACCATACCTCCAACTACTACTACTACTACTACAAGTACAAGTACATCAACTACCACTACAACAACCACTGCTTTCGTCCCAAGTGGTACCTTAGATACTTCATTTAATATTGGAACTGGGTTTAATAGTGGTGTAAATGCAACATCCATTGATTCGAGTGGAAGAACTGTTGCTGGTGGTTTCTTTACCTCATACGATGGTTCAACTCAAAACCGTTTAGTACGCATTAATCCTAATGGATCAAGAGACACATCTTTCAACATTGGAACTGGATTTAACAACATTGTATATGTAAACACTACTGATTCAAATGGAAAGGTATTGGTAGGAGGAGAATATACAACATACAATGGTTTAACTCAAAATCGTTTAATACGTCTTAACTCTGATGGAACCAAGGATACTTCATTTGATGTTGGAACTGGGTTTGATAGTACTATTTGGGCATTAGCTGTTGATTCAAACGGAAAGATACTAGTGGGCGGAAACTTCACATCATATAATGGTTCAGCACAAAATTACCTAATACGTCTCAATTCTGATGGTACTAAAGATACATCATTTGATATTGGAAGTGGGTTTGTTGGTTTTACAGGAGGTGGACGTGGTTTAATAAATGACATAGTTATTGATTCAAATGGAAAAATATTGATAGGTGGAAACTTCCTTTCTTATCGAGGTGTAAGCTCGCAATACCTAATACGTCTTAACTCTGACGGTACAGTAGATAGCTCATTTAATATTGGAAGTGGATTTGATAGTTGGGTAGTATCAATAAAAATTGATTCAAGTGGAAAAATTATTGCTGGCGGTAGTTTTGAATTCTTCCAAGGATCATCGCAAAATAGAATTATTAGACTTAATTCAAATGGAACCAAGGATACATCGTTCAATATTGGAACTGGGTTTGGGTCTGGAATAGTATATTCAATTAATATAGATTCAAGTGGAAAGGTATTAGCAGGTAGCAATTCATTAACATATCAAGGAGTATCTCAACCTTGTCTAGTTAGAATCAATACTGATGGATCAAGAGATACAACATTTAACACTGGGACTGGACCTAATTCTGTTGTATTTACAACAAATATTGATTCAAACGGAAGATATATTATTGGTGGCTTCTTTACCTCATATAATGGTACATCACAGAATTATATAGCAAGACTTATTTAGAATAATTAAAAATCAATAAATCATATGACAGTATTAATTACATTAACATTAGCTGGGGCAGATACAGGTCCTTTTAACATCTATTCAGATTCAGATGGATA